TTCAATTAAACGAATCGATCCAAAGGTTAAATGGAAGGCAGGAGATAAGGAAGGTAGAAAACGATTTAAGGTATTTAAGGAAGAGTTTGAGATACAACAAGCAGAATTAGCAATTAAAAAGAAAAAAAGGGAAGAAAGGAAAAAATATTTACAATCAATTGCAGACGAGGACTAAAAAAAAGTTGAAAAAAGTGAAAAAAAAGCTTGACTTGAGTAGCTTTTTAGCCCTATATTTAAGTGTATGAGAAATGATAATAATAACAAAAAAGGAGTTTTAATGTCAAATCAAACTATATTAGCCACCGTTGAAAAAAGTGGAAATAGGTTTAACGCTTATGACCAGAATGGTAATAAGATTACCCATTTGATTTCTACTGATGTCAGAAAAATGGCATTTGAAAATGGTGAGAAAATTGAACAGCGTGTTAATAAACACGGAAAAACTTATTGGAAAAGAGTTCCCGCTGAAACAATCGCAGTTGGTGGAACTATTGTTGGTTCTGATGAAATGATTGAAGTTCCAACTGATCACGAAGAAGTTCTTAACTTTATTCACAATTCTTATTCACTTAAACCAAAAGGTTTGATGATGAAAGAATTAAAGTGGAAATATTTAGTTCGTTCCGCTGTTAGAGGTAAGAATATAATGATGACAGGACCCGCTGGTTGTGGTAAAACAATGGCAGCGAAAGCGTTGGTTAATTCTTTAAGTCGTCCTGATTATTACTTCAACTTGGGAGCGACACAAGACCCTCGTTCTACTTTGATTGGAAATACTCACTTTGAAGGAAAAACTTATTTTAGTGAAAGTCTTTTCGTAAAAGCGATTCAAACACCAAACGCTGTGATTCTTCTTGATGAGTTATCAAGAGCTCACCCAGACGCGTGGAACATCTTAATGACTGTTCTTGATTATGGACAGAGATATTTAAGGTTAGATGAACAAGATGATTCACCTACTATCAAAGTCGCTGAAGGTGTTACTTTCGTAGCGACAGCTAACATTGGTAATGAATATACATCAACAAGAGTTATGGATAAAGCTCTTATGGATAGATTTATGATTGTTGAAATGGATACATTAACTGATGTTGAAGAGTTTGAATTGTTGAGTTATATGTTCCCAAATGTTAGTTCAGATAACTTGAAAGCGATTTCAGAGATATCTCACTTAACAAGAACTGAAAGTAAGTCAGATACCGCAAGGATATCAACTGGACTTTCTACTCGTTCTTCGGTTGAAATGAGTGGATTACTTTATGACGGATTCTCACTTGAAGAAGCCGCTGAGGTTCTTATCTACCCTAATTTCTCTGATGACGGAGGTCTTGAAAGTGAAAGAACTTTCGTAAAACAATTGGTTCAAAAATATTGTTCTGACGGAACGGAAGAAGAATTATTTACTGAACAAGAAATTGATGAGGTAACTAACTCATAATTGATTTACCGAAAAAACAGCCTCTCTTAATTGAGGGGCTGAATTTTATTTTAAAAAAATTAAAAAAAAGCTTGACTCGAATAGGCAAAAAGCCCTATATTATAGAGTAATGAGAAAAGGAAAAAATATGAATTATAACAACAATAACGGATTTTCAAGTTTTTGGTTTGATGAAAACGAAGGAAATAGAGTTAATGATGTTCTCGGAATTGAAGAAAAACAAGGTGTTGATTTAATTAAATTAGCATCTCTTCGTAGAGCAATATCAAACTTTGTTACAATCGTTACAGGACAAGATATCCCTGTTACTTTTAAAACAAGTGGTAAAGATAGTTTTACAGACGGAAAGAAAATTCAAATCGGTTCTTCTCTTAAAGAAGGTGATTTTGATTGGACTGTTGGTTTAGCACTTCACGAAGGTAGTCATATCATACTATCAGATTTTAGTTTATTAAAGAATTTAGAAATGAATGTTCCTACTGAATTATTTATGAGAGCCGAGAATATGGGTATTTCAAGAATGGAACTTTTAAAGAATATTAAAAATGTTCTTAATTATGTTGAAGATAGAAGAATTGATAATTTCATCTTCAAATCAGCTCCGGGATATAAAGGTTATTATCACGCAATGTATGATAAGTTCTTTTATACAAAAGTGATTGATAAAGGTTTATTATCTTCTGAAAAATGTGAAGAAAGTTGGGATTCATATATGTTCAGAATTATTAATCTTCATAACACTAATACTCGTTTAGGAGCACTTAAAGGTTTAAAAGAAATTTCAAGAACTATTGGTTTAGGTTCAATTTCAAGATTAGAAAATTCACAAGACGCACTTGATGTGTCTTTAAAAGTTATCTCAATTATTTTAGATAACATCGTGATTGAAAAACCTGAAACTGAAAACCAAGAAGGTTCTCAAAGTCAAAGTGGTGATTCTTCTGAAAGTGGTGAAAGTGGTGAAGGTAGTGGTTCTTCTGATGAACCTACGACTATTACTGATGAAGAGTTACAAGAAGCAATTGATAATGGTTCTCTTGAAGAAGGTTCTGATTCTGATTCTGATAAAGATACTCAACTTGTTGAACTTTCAGATAATCAGAAAAAAATGTTAGATAACGCGATTAAGAAACAAGAAAAATTTCTTAATGGTGATATTCAGAAAAAAAGAGTTACTAAAAAAGATTTAAAAAGTTTAGAATCAGTTGAACAAAGTGGTATGAGAATTGAGAAAGTTGGTGAGGATTATAAAGATGATTATTCTTACTACGCTAGAAAATCTAATTCTACTGAATGTATCGTGATTGATAATTTAACGCAAGGTTTGATAGATAGTGGTGAGATTCATATGTTAAGTAACTATCGTTCAGAAGAAAATCAAGAGAATATCAACAGAGGTATTGTTCTTGGTAAAAAACTTGGTAGAAAATTACAAGTTAGAAACGAAAGTAGAATGACAACTTTCACTCGTAAAAATACTGGAAAGATTGATAAAAGATTATTATCTGAATTAGGTTTTGGAAATACTGATGTGTTCCAACAAACTTTCGTGGATAGTTATTCAGACGCATTACTTTGGATTTCAATTGACGCGAGTGGTTCAATGGGTGGTAAAAAATGGAATAGAACAATGACTTCTGTAACAGCAATCGCAAAAGCAGCGTCAATGACACAAAATCTTGATGTGGTTATTGATTTTAGAAGTTCTTATTCACAAGGTTATGGTAGAGGAAACGATTGTAAACCTCTTCTATTAATCGCTTATGATTCAAGAAAAGATAAATTCAGTAAAATACAAAGATTATTTCAAAGTATTCACCCGAGTGGAATTACACCAGAAGGTTTATGTTTTGAAGCGATAATGGATAAGTTAGTTCCTTCAAGTAAAGATAGAGATTCTTATTTCTTAAACTTTTCAGACGGACAACCTTATTTCTCTAACTCTGATATTGATTATAGTGGAAGAGGAGCAAGTATCCACACTAAAAAAATGGTTGATAAAATTAGAGAAAAAGGAATTAAAATCTTATCTTACTTTATCAAAGATAGTTATGGTGGTTCTATTGGTGATTTCACAACTATGTATGGGAAAGACGCAAAAGATATTGATGTTACGAATGTTATGTCAGTAGCAAAAACTATGAACCAAAGGTTTTTACAGAAATAAAAAAATAAGGTTTTTTAAAAGTTTGGTATATGTATTAGTGTAGGAATTAATTTTCCTACATTAATAATTGCTAATTAAAAGATAAAAATAACAAATAACAATAGGAGAATAGAAAATGGCATTAAATTTAGATGCGATTAAAAATCGTTTAAGTCAGTTACAAAATACAACTACTAAACAATCAAGGTTATGGAGACCTCAACCAGGTAAGAACTTAATTAGAATAGTTCCTTACAAATTCAATAGAGAAAATCCTTTTATGGAAATGCACTTCCATTATGGTATGACAGATTCGGAAGGAAGACAAAGATCTTATCTTTCACCAATATCATTTGGCCGTCCTGACCCAATTGAAGAATTTTCTACTAAACTGAAAAATACTGGGAATAAAGAAGATTATCAACTTGGTAAAAAGTTAGAAGCTAAGTTAAGAACTTTTGTTCCTATTATTGTTCGTGGTGAAGAGAATGAAGGTGTTAAGTTCTGGGGTTTTGGTAAAACAGTTTATCAAGAGCTGTTAGGTTTTATTTCGGACCCAGATTATGGTGATATTTCAGACCCAACAAATGGTAGAGATGTCGTTGTTGAATTTCACACTGCTGAAGAAACAGGAAAATCTTTTCCTTCAACAACAATTCGTGTAAAACCAAATGTTACACCAGTTTCAGATAATAAAGATGTTATCAAATTAATTGGTGAATCACAAGTTGAAATTACCGAAATTTATACGGAACAATCTTATGATGATTTAAAAACAGTATTATCTCAATATCTAAATCCAGAAGGTGGTGATGAAGGAACAACTTCTACTGAATCTTCTGATGAAGGTAAATCTGAAAGTGCTGTAGTTTCTGAAAATAGAAAAACTGCGACTGAAGCAGCAGACGCATTTGATCAATTATTCAATAACTAAATAACTTGATGTTTGGTGGGAGTAATTTAATTTTGCTCCCACTATCACAATCATAGGAGA